CCGCCGTTTGTGCTTTGCGCATAAACACCGAGCAGTGAGTTTCTTTCATTAAAAGCGTCAGATTGAGTCCACACGAAATTGGACGATGCAGACAAACTGCTCGGGCCTTGAGTAGGCACTAATAGGCTATTGTTCAAATTACTCGGACCTTGTGCCGGTACAAGCAGTGCGGCAGATAAACTACTCGGTCCAGAGACTGGAGGTGCGGATAAAAGTGCGGATAAATTAGTAGGCCCTTGAGCCGGTGTCTGTAGAGTTGTGGATAAATTAGTAGGCCCTGAGGCTGGTGCAAGTTGAGTAGCTGCTAAATTAGCAGGCCCTGTTAAAGGTGCGGGTGCCCGTGCCAGTAAATCAGATGGTGGGCTAGGAGCTTGTGAGTTTCCAGCAACTAATTCAGAAGGTGTTGCCGGCGGTTGAACCGTAGATTGTAGACTTCCAGGCGGTGCAGGGTTTTGAGGAAAAGCGATTAATGTGGTTGGTGTCGCGGGGTTTACGATGGAGGATTGTAAATTTGTGGGTGAGCTAGGAGCTTCAGGTAAAGCTTCAAGCATGGTGGGACGGTTTGGGGCGAGCGATCCCGCGTGATCAAGAGATGCAAGCGACCTTATAAAAACCCAGTAATATCCAGACTGCGGGTCATAAAATGAGAAAGAGTCCGACAGGTCTTTAGGGTGTGCTTTCTCCCAGATACCTTTAGATTTCCAATTGGCCTGTCCAGGGTCAGTAAATTTCTTTGCATCCTCCGACCCTCGACCAGCGGACTCGTCCTTATAGATTTGACCGTCATGACCGAGCCAAAAAATCATGGATCCGTTGTCTGAAACCACAGTACGGGACGATACAGCCGCGGAGAAAACCGATGACGGGGCTTGTTCAACGCGGTAACCCGTATTCGCCTGATCGGCGGATGGTGCGTATAAAACATGGCACCCTTTGTCGGTGTGTACAGTTACTTGATTACCGTTTGCGGAGAGTGCCGTAATCTTACTCGCTTTACTTGCGAGAATATCGACCGTACTTAACTTTCCCGCTTTATTCGCGGGGGGTGTAAGCTCGGTAGAATACGGGGAGTCTACATTTGGATTTGTTGAACCCGCCGGCTCTGAGACATACACGGTTAGGGGTTTTTCTGGGTTACCCGCAGCAAATATAGTTTTATTGGGCCCTTGGGTGTAGAATTTACAGTTCGGGAATCTAGACCACTCCTGACGATACAGTACTTCATCGGGGAATACGGATGAGGATCCGCCCGGGGGGCCTTTTCCTACATACATAGCTTCAGCGCTTCCGTCACCAACAGCAAATTTTCTGTCTCCTATCGGGGATATCGCACCGGTTTTTTGGTTATGTACAATAGAGTTTGAGACTGCATATCCCAGGCCGAAAGGGCCGACTTCGGTGTTTTCTGATGATAGTATAGCTAAGTCTGTAACCTGGCCGAGTCGGGAGACGAAGAGTAGTGAGTTCCCATTTCCATCGTCAGAGGCGGACACCATATTATATTCAGTTTCAGAAAATGTATCTACATCACCTACTTCCTCCCATACGGGAGCCGAGCGCACGCCACCCGGCCCATGTGGCAAGCAACCTTCGATTGCACGAAGGGACCCGCGATCGGCGTCATCGCGATGCGCTTCGATCCCGGTGAAGGATGGTATCCGGAAAAACCTCACTCTTTAGTTGTACGCTTTTGTTTGTACGGAAACAATCGGTTGAGCTTTTCCTGACGGCGTTTGCATGCGGAACACTGCTTTATTTTTAAGACATCAGTTACCTTTTTTACGGTATCACCCAAGCCTTTAGATTTTTCCTCTTTCATTACCAGGTTAGTGTGAATTCGACTGTGTGAGTACCTCCGACTGCTCTGTGCTCTAAAGGGCTGACCAAATCAGTTAAATGGCGGGAGCCCGCTTCTCCCGACCAGCGAAAAGTCTGACCCACTTCATCAATAGTAATATATTTGTATTGAATGTGAACATCGCAGGGGGTAGGGCTAGAAAGCGTGGGGTGCCACCATGTCATGCATCGTTCATCTTCAGGGGTTGTCCCAAACGGATTACCGGGTCGAGTAAGAACAAAAGAACCCCCGTTTTCAGTTATGCAGAAGCCGTCCTCCCCCTGTGCCTCTGCTGCTGCTAGTTGAGCTGGTGTTTGTGTTACAGTCACAGTGTAATTAAACTCGCTCGGCCAGTCGTCATCAGAGCACGGATCGCATTCCGGTACCGACATGATTTTAACTGTTGGGCTTAGCGATATTTCTGAGGTTTTCTCAACCAATAGCCCACCTGAAAACTTTAAGGTTCTCTGTTTCGGTGTAAAGCTGAACTCAAAAGTTTTACAGCTTCCTGCTGAGCTTGACTCGGTAATATTAAAATCGATGTCTGTTATAACATCGATATCGCCGGTTTCAGGGCAGTCCACACTTAAGGGGAGGAGAGGTACAAATGCCGTCTGCTGAAGGTGAGGATCCCCCTTTTTCCTGTCTTCAAACTGAAGTTTTATTCCCGTAGCATACGAGCCATCCATACAAAAAGTTCCGCTTTCAAAATCAGGCTCTTTAAATGCGAAATTGTCACCACCTCCGCAGGTTTGCCATGCTATGAAATGTCTTTTGTTTCTAGTTTGGTGTAGATCTTCAGACCTCGCATTTTCAGTGTAAGTAAGAAGTGGGTCCTCGATTTCCGGGCTTAGTTGAATGACATCATCATTTTCAACGCACATGCCTATAAAATAGCAGGAGCTAACGCTGTCGTCTAAAACTTCCACCGCTTCCGCCTCAACGCCTGGGTTTTTGCACATCAACACTAGGACATCACCGTGCTGAATAACTCGGCGTGTGTTCCCAAATTTATCCCGGTGTATAGATGCTTTAGCAAATACTTCCTGTGCTTGCTGCACGGTTTTTATATCGCCACAGTCGGTTTCCGCTTCAATAGCAGGGTTAATCCAGTGAATAGCGAACTTACCTTCAACACCTTCGGCGATTGCCGGTTCGGCACCAAGATCTGCTACGGTGTTTTCTAAATCACCTAGGCTGTTTAAAATTTCTTCAACCTGAGATTTTAAATTTTCTATTCCTGACTCGTTTGAATCTATCTTGTCTTCGAAATCCTCATTCATCCGATGTATGTGATTTCAATTTTCCAAATTTTTGTTCCTCTGTGGGAAAATAGAGGTGTTATTTTAGTACCTACCGAGCCGAAATATTGTGAGGAATTTCCTAAAGTCTGCCCTACTACACTCGACTTCGTCCAGCTTATACGACCACCTATCTTGAGAATAGCCTGCCCCTGGAATATTGGAGCCCCGTCACCGGTACCCGTACTCCAGCCGTTAGCAGGCGTTTTATCAAAAACGATTTCATTGTTTCTCCGAGTACCAACCTCATGAGGGTCAAGGTTCGGGTCGTAATTAGGAAATATCATAGCACCGTTTCGAATATTATCTGAGTACCATTGGAAGACTGCGTTTTTAAAGTCCTTTTTATATGAGATAGCCCTACCCGAATTTGTAAGCATGGTGAAATCAGCATGTACTTGAGATGTGGAAAAAGAGCTGTCAACACCGCCTGTAATATTACCGAGAGATACCGGGATGTCATCACCCACATAAAAAAACACATTTGTTCGAGCTACCGTCTGATATTGGGTCTGTGACGATCGTCCGTACTGCTCAAGTTTCATTCCGTGCTCGTCAAAATCTACAACGGTTATAGGAATAGATTTTGAACCTCCGCCTTTGGCGGTTCCTAATGTCCAATAAGGTGTGGCGTGTGTAATCCATTCAACATCCCAAATATCTAAACCCGGCATTTGTTGAGATACCGAAGCCCGGCCCGGAAGCCAGCCGCCCATGCCCGAAGTCCCAACATCAGTCACGAGGTAGTCGTATAGTGACTGAACTGCTCCGTTTATTAAAACCTGTGGAGTGTCAGTAAAACCTGTATTACTAGCATAACTATGTGTCACGCTGCCGGGAGCTGACACTTTGGCCGGCGGGTAATCCCAAGGGGTGTAGGAAGATGTATAAGAAGCGCCTGTTTTATTGTTTGGGTGTTTACTCCAATTCCCTCCGTACCCGTGTATAGCATCGTCAGATCTAAGGACTGCGTATTTACGGTTAAGGCGAATCAAGTCGTTCGACTCATTTGTGGACTCCGAAAAGAAGTTAATTCGAAGCTGTATATAATCCCGAGTTAAATAAGCTCGGTCCATATCACCCGTTGCCGGTTCGATCTGTTGATTTACTAAATAGTGGTCCGTGTACTCTGTATCAGTTGTACCGACAGGTAGAAATAGTGGGTCTGTAGCGTCAGTAATCTCCGCCCGATTTACCCGATCACCTTCGACCACATACTTTCGGGTAATTTTCTGAAACCCAAGCTGACTGTCCTGCGAGATTTGCGGACGGTTCAACTCCCGAATTGTCAGGTCTTTAGCCATTGGCTTAGAACCCTGGTCTCCTAGCTAACCTAAGAGATCCTTTGTGTTTTTGTGGGCTGATTAATGTTCTTAATCTTTTCCTCGCCTCTTCCGCATTACGAACAAGAAGCTCGCGGTTCGCTCCATTATAGCGAGGGTCTGCGAGAAGTTTAGCTTGTGCAATAGGGAATAAAATATCCCAGACTAGATCAGCCGGTAGTCTGGGCTCATCGGTATCTGCCGATAAGTCAGAAGGAACAACGTTGGCGTACAACTCAACCTGATACGCTTTATCTGGCACAGGGTATAGATAAAAGCGGGGTATTACTTTTGTATCAGCTCCCTGATCTCGGCTGTCTAGATAATACCAGATCGGCCTCCCCTTTTCCGGTTCATTGTCCTTGTAGTGTGGGAAATTTAAGCCCCGCCCCGAAGGTGCGCGAAAATCATATGCGAATATGGATCTCGCTTTAATCTCAGCTTCCGGCCCCGTCATAGGAGATAGAGGCCCTTCGCCAATGAGCTCAGGTATTTTATCAACCGATACAACATTTGGGCTTAGGTCGGCTCCCGCTTGGTCAGCCAAAAAGTCTAAGGTGAACCCCTTCTGTGCCCACATAGGTCTTTTCCCATCTATGGGTGCGTAACACTCGCGATAAGCTTGGTTTACAAATATACCAACCCTGTCCTGATCAACAGGAGGGAGATCTGCGAGAGAGTCCGCACCGAGCATGGAAGCGAGCTGATCTCGCAATGCTAAATATGTAATCGCAGCCATTAAGCGATTTTATGCGGATACTACTTCTTTTTCTACCGGTTGCTTTTTCTTAGGTTTTCCGCCCGGTCTTGATTTGGCACCCGCACTTATTTGAACCTCAGGCTCAGCCTTTGGCTCAGGCTCGGGGAGCCAGACAGAGAAAAACATGGATTTATAAAGCTTTCCCTGCGTTCTAAAAATATCATCGACCTCTTTTTGGTTCTTAGGCTCGTAGGCATAATGCCTAATCTCCTTATCCCATAAGAAATTGTATCTTACTTGGGACATGCCTTTAACACGAATAGCGGGAGTGGTTCCCATCTGATCTCTCTTTCCAATAATTATGATTTTCATGATATATAAAAAGCCTCCCCCCAGCATTGCCGGGGAGAGGCCAGTTTTAGGGATTTGTGGGCAGGGGAAATGCCATTAAGCTTACGCTTGAGTAATGGAAAGACCAGGAACCTGGCGAACAACTTCAACAAGTTGAACGGAAGGAACGCGGCCACGGGTGTCCTTGCGAGCTCCCATTCCGTAAACCGACTGAACGCCGACCGCGGAGAGGTGTGCTTCGTTTCCGGAGTTAGCGAAATCGTCGTAATGGAAGATTTGCTCACCGTAGATTTTTCCTTTTGCGTAGTACATCGCGTCTTTACCCATCGCCAATGCGTATCCGATAGGAGTACCAAGAGCGTTGGCTTGTACGAACAATGCGCCAGCGGAGAATGAGTTTGATCCGTCAGCTTTAATGTTTGTCATATTAACAAGATCAAAACCAGTTGCAGCATTAGCAACACGATCTAAAGTACCACCGCTTATGTGGGAGAAATCTCCAGCAGTAGCAGCAGCAGCAGCGTCGTAAGTGTAAAGCGCAACGGTTCCGTCGGTATCGATACCTAAGATAAAGTAGGCAACTCCAGCTTCTTCAACGAGGTCAACACCGCCACCACCAGGGATGTCGATGAATGCTCCGCGGAAGTTAGCCATGAAATCGCCATTGGTGTCACCAATTAATTGACTTGCGTCAGCGATTGCTGAGTAAGCATAAAAGGTAGGAAGTAATGGAGAACCTTGGCGTCCACGAGCTGTGTCGATAAGAACGTTGTGATTAGCGATGATGTTGTTGTCCCACTTAGCGTATGAACCGTTGTACAACTTATTGTTGTCACTTCTCGCGTCAGCTTGAGTGATTGCTTCTAAGTAGTCAGGGTCAGAACGAAGAGGGCGTAAACATGCGTCAGGTGCGAAGAACAAGTAACCAGGGATTTCTTGGTTGATGTCTCCACCAGTGCTCATAGGCTCACCGCCATTAGCGATAAGAGCTTGTTTAGCTTCCTGAATGATGTCGGTGCTTAAGCCGTCAACATATTTAAGGTCGCCATTTGCGCCGGTTCCGTATCCGCTGATCAAGTTTCCGCCTGTGTTCAAGCAGATTTGACGAAGGGAGTATTGGATTTGGTCTTGCTCGGTGCGTGACATCCACTCGGACATAACCTCAGCGGAAAGCTGATCGATGGTTTTGCCGGTAAATCTCATGAGCTTTAGGACTTGTGTCCAAGACACAGCGTGACGAACAAGATCAACTTCAATGCTGAATGTTCCGAAATCAAGAGTATCGGTAGCGTTCTTGAGAATTTCTTCTCCGCGAACACCTTGTCCACGAATTGGAGCAACAGTAGTGAATGTTACTTTGTCTGATCCGCCTGCGCCAAGATCGCGTTTTTCAGTGATTGGTTTACCGCTTCCTTCGCCGCCGATAAATTTGGCGAATACGTTTTGTTCCCTTGCGTCGCGAGATACGAGCTCGGACCACATGCGTGAACGCAAGTCGGAATTAGCGTCTCCTTCAAGAAGTCCAGCATAGGATGTAGTATTTTGGATGAGGTCAACATTAGTTGCTCCAGCAGTTGCTGGATCTAGGGGGCCCGGTGCTGCCGGGAAGTTTTTTGAAGCCATTGTATTAAGTAATTATAGGGTTTTAGATTTCCCCGGTTATCTTAAAGGTTGAGCTCCTCCAGGATTCCCAAGCATGGCGTAGATATCATCTTTACTCATGTTTGGAAGTTGTTGGATTAAACCTTCGCGAGTTACGGGGGTGTT